ACTCACTTTGAGGCTTACTATTTAAAATATACTGTACTTCAGCCATTGAACTAGCTGCCTTCTGGAGAGGAGGCATTAAAGCATCTAGCTGAGCTTTTCTGTCTTCGATATTAGATATATCGAAGATTTCACCTAATTGCTCTCCAAGACCGGCAGAGCCTAAATAGGTTAGCCTATTTTTTGAAAGAGCTGCGGCCTTATCCTGCTCATTTCCTCCAAAGGCGTCTTCTACACTTGCTGCTCTTAGTTTATTCAATCCTTTAACATAGTTTTCTGTATCACTTGCAAGAGCTCTTGTTTTTTCAGATAAGCCCTCTAAAATATTTCTTCGCTTCTCTTCGGCTTTTGCTGTTTCTTCTGCGCTGAGTGCATAGTCTTGCAAGGCTGAGTTATTATACAGCCCTCGAATAAGTGTTCCAGACTGAAACTCTTGTCCTGTAATTCCCTGCCAAGCATACCGACCAATAGACAAAAATTTATCTGCCCACTCTGCGGTAAATGATAGTATAGAGTCTAACTTTTTCCTTGCCTCTACTCCTATTTCTACTAATACAGAGCCTATACCTATTACACTGAGCAATCGTATTAATCTACCAAACCAAGACATTACAGTGGTAATTGCACCTACCCATGCCGCAGCAAAGCCAGCAGCAGCAGAAACCGCTCCAGCTTTAAAAGACGCCATTGCTAAACGCATATTTGTAAAAGATAGTTTAAATTTAAGCTCTGTCTGCTTCGCTGTAGTTTGTACTGTTGTAAAAGCACTTGACATGTCTTTTACTATATTTATTGCCACATTTTTATAAATGCCCGAGGTTATTTTTCCAGTTTTTTCAAACTGTTTTAAAGCTGAATTAGTTGCTTTTTCGAGATTTCTTTTATCTAAAGCACTAAGCCCGTCTATGCCATTTTTAGATGCTTTTTCTAATAACTTTTTGCTGCCCTCGCTTTGAGCAAGCGCCAACTGTGCCGCACTTTGAAATTTTTTCTTTTCTGACTGTAATAGTTTGGTATTAGTTACTACGGTTTTTTCTATCTGAGAAGTATATTCTTGTTGCTGTAGTTTTGCGGCTGAGGCTGCTTGCTGGTTTGACACTCTCCAGGCATCCACCTTCTTTTTCAAAGTATCTAAAGGTATAAAAGAGCTAATAATTGATACTGATAATCCAGTAAAAGCTGCAATAGCAGAAAAAGCACTATTATTTAAGACATCTGCAAAAAACTCAAAAACAGGTAATAAGCTAGTTGTAATATTTTTTACTAAGTCTTCAAAAGTTTTTCCTAATTTTACAAATTTATTTTCTGGGGCTGCTTCTGTTCCGAAAATTGCATCTAATTGTTTTTGAGTGCTAAGTAAAACAGCCTGACTTCTTTGAGCATCAGTAAGAGCATCAGCCTGAAGTCCCAAAGAAGCAGCATAGTCTTTAGTTGCTTTATCTAACCGTAAAGTAACACCTAATTCATCAAGTAGTTCAGGCTCTGCTTTTGACACACCTCTAATAAGCCTATCAAAAGCATCTTGGAAGTCTCTACCTAATGCGGCTGAAGCTCTTCCGGCACTTTCTGCAAGTCTATCTAGCTGGGCAGGACTAAAGCCTTTAGCTACACCAATAGCGGCAGCTTGCGCAGCTTCTCTAAAACCTAACATACCATTGGAGGCTTCTCTTAATCTTAAAGTTACACTTTGAAGTGCAATACCAGTACTTGCGGCAAACTGTTTCTGAGAATCTTCTAGTAATTTTACTTCAGCGGCTCTCTTTAAAAATTCAAAAGCTGCAGATAAAGCGAAAACGTTAGCCGCTACTGTTGCATAAGCGCCTACAAGACCTCCCATTCCTTGGGACATTTTAGAAAAGTTTTTAGTGCCGTTTGCGGAAGCCTGTGCAGCTCCTTTTATATTGCGATCAGCTGTTCCAGCATTCTTACCCAGGTCATTTAAACCTTCCGCAGCTTTTTTAGATTCTAAGCCTACTTTTTTAGTAGTTCCTTTATCATCTACATTTACATCAATTTCTATCTTATTTTTTGCCATTAGCCGCGCACATTATGGGTGTAATTTTTTCCACCGCCTGCTTTTGATTTACGCTCATCAGCTTTGCGTTTTCTGTCTGCTTCTTCTGCTCTATGATTCATTACAATTCTTTCATATAATTTTGCAAAATATAATACTTGTTGCTGATTAGATATCTTATGAACTTTAAATATAAACTCTACGTCTGTCCAATTTTTCCCCATATAACTACCAGACATTCCATCCCATACATCTGATAACATATTAAATACAAAAAATGCCACTTGAACCTCTTCTGGAAAGTCAGAAGTGTCGAGTGGCATTTTTTCTGGATCAGGCTCTTCCCCTAATTGTTCGCAGATTTTTAAATATTTATCTACGTCAATCTGAGACGACTGTTTTACAAAACGTTCAAGTAGCCTTTGTATTTCGGCTACTTGCGACCAGTAAAATTTTCTAAGTCACCTACAGTTTCTGTTACCCAAGTATCAAAGTCATTTGAGTTTTTCATCAGCAACTCTGCATTCTCTTGGGTGTAAGGAAGAGTATCTTCGGGATCCAGTGCAGAAATATCCACCAAAAGAAGCTCTTCTAGGTAACGATATTTTAAGCCTGTCCAGTCTTTAATCACTGCTCGTACATATTCGGTAAGAAATTTTTCTTCATCAAGCACTTCTTCGGGCTGACGAGTTTTCTTATCAAATTTTGTAGTTACGCATTTTTTACGTAATTTTAGCAGCTCTTCCCTTGCTAAGTAGCATAAATCGACAGACATACCAGAATATCCTGGAAAGTCGATCGTAACGGTTTTACTCGGAGTCATCAGACTCGCTAAAGAAATAGGTGTATCGGTCATATTTATATCCTTATGAAATTATTTTATAAGCATAGTATAGATGAGAGGAGGTGAGAAGTCAAGAACTATTTTTAGAAAGGGGGGAAGAAAAACGGGCCGAAGCCCGTTTATATTAATTAAGCACCTGTGTAAGCAATAGTTGCTTCGTCGGTTTCACTTACAGTACTTGGTAAAGCATGGAAAGTGGTATCAAGTGAAATCACATCTTCAATTGAATGAGTAGGAACTTCTAAGTGACAAGTCGGTAGACTAATAACTGTTTTTGGTGCGCTGCTTCCCCCGATTGAGAAAGTGAGAGCAAAAGAGTTAGTTACAGTAGTTGTTGCTTCGATAATATCTTCAAACATATCAGCACTTGAATTTGAAGCACCATTCAGATAGCAAGTAAAGTTACCAGAAACTGATCGAGTACCGGTTACGTGGCCTAAAGGCTGGTTTACAGTACAAAGAGTCTCTGGAGTTAAGAAGGTAATATTATTTTCAAACGTAATATTTCCGCCCGTTAAAACTACATCATAAGTTACTGAAGAGCCTGAGATAGAAGATACTGCACTCAAAGAAGTCAAACGATTGCGAATAAAGTTTGAAGTTGAAGAAACTCCAGTATCAATTGCACCGCTTGCATCAAAATCTGCTACTTCACTGATAATTTTACCAAAACCGCTCCAGTTAATTGTTGCTATTCCGTCAATATCAAAATCAATTGACGCAGAGTTTGCAACACAGCCTTCAATCTTGTAAATTGTGTAGTCGCCTTCAACAGCGGTATAATTACCATCATTATCGCCACAAGCACCCATTACAAAATACAGATCAAATGTACCAAGAGTAGTTTTATTTGAATCATCAAAGTCAAAAGTAGTTGTTGCTGAAGATACAGTTACGCCAGATGCCCAGCTGCTTGTACCCGCAGTGTACGAGTTTGCTGCAACAAAGTTTGCCCATAGTGCTTCTTCAACGACTGAACCGTTGTTCGGGCGCATGTAAGATGCAAAAGACCACTCTGCAGGAGCATACGAGTCTGTAAACATTTGACGTGCACGTCGTGACGTACCGTCCGACTTTGCCATCTCATTTAAAGTAATCTCAGTCGCATTTGTAGCTTGCGAAAAAGAGTATCCGTCTAATACAGGGATTTCCCAAATATTGACACCCTGTGCAAGGTATACTTTAGTATTTCTACTAAATTGTAAATCTGCCATAGTTTATCTCCTATGAATATTGAAAGGACATGATCGTGAATCCTTTGATTCGTGTCAGTCGTTTCTAGTATCGAACCTCTATGAGCATTTCTCCAACGCCATATGGTTCAAGTACACCTTCATCAGTATCTAGACTGATAATAGTGATTTGTTGAGTATGCTGAGTATTTCCTTCTCTGTCTTTATATGCGAGACGAGAGTTAATCTCTAGAACCGTCTCTACATCTTCCATCAACTTTTCAAGAGCTACTACAGCATCTTCTTCGTTTACATAGCAGCGAAGGGTTACTGACATATATCTGTCTTTATAACCTCCACCCTGGTATTCTCTTGTTTCTGATCCTGCATTTAAATGAACCGCAGGAAACTCCTCTACTTCATCCCAAAACTTTAATCTGGGGGAGACATTTTCAAACAAATTAGTTCGATACGACCCCGTTCCGTCTATGTCTTTTAATTTTGCTACGAGAGCATCAATAATAGCGAGTCTTCTTGTTGTATAGTCTCTTTCTGCCATTATACTCTCCTGGTATAAAATCTTCCGATTGCATATTGTGCTGCTATTTCTCTAATAGAGCGATTAATTAATTTTCTTGGATCTCTATCAGGATCTCCCTGCTCGAATCCCGGCTCAAAAGTTTGATAAGGATACTTATCGTAAGTATATCCAATAGAAGGAAACCCTTGCGGAGTTGTTACAATATCAGTAATTCTTACCCCACTTGCAAAGCGACCTGTTTGAAAGTTAAGAGCAGGAGATTCCATATTCTTTGCGACTACTTGCGGCAATTGTTTATTTATTAGTCCAATAAGTTGTAAAGGAGTGGAACTTACTCCTTTACTTGGTTGTCGATATTTTATACTCGGAAGTTTCTCTACTTTTACTTTTTTCGATACTTTTTTCGGCTTGCTACGTGTAGTACTACGAGTACGTTTTGGACGGTTTCCAGAAAAA